AGGCCAAACTGATTATGCCAAGCCACCAAACGCCGATAGATACCGGCCCCGCCTTCAGCCGCAAGATAGGCGATGGCACCTTTTTTGGTACGCTTGCCCGCCCATTCCATTTCATGGACCATGTGCATGGCTAGGTCGATGGCGATAAATGATTTGTACGTCCCCGACGCGCCAAAGATCATGCCCATGCTGTCCTCTGGCACCAAACCCTTGACCGCCCAACGCACGTTGCGCGTTAGATCGCCCAAAGCCTCCATGCCCATGAACAGACCGCCGGGGGCAATCTCTGCAATGCGCTCCTCACTAGGCGCATATTTCTGCGCCGAGGCCACCATGCGAGACAGATCTTGGCCGAAGCGGGCCTCCCACCGTGCGAGATCCGCGCCCGTCTCAGGCCGCGTTGCGAGCATCAAAGAGCGTAGGTTATTGACCACCGCGCCGGGGGCCATGCCCGCCGCGATCATGCCAGACGATAGCTTCAGCAGCGGATCATGATAAGACCGCTCATCCATGTTGGTCGTAATGAGGCTTTTGTACAGATCAACCGCCGTCAGGCTGGTCTTGTCCAAATCCTTGGCCGCTGAAGGCGCTGCGCGAGCGCCTGACCGGATCTCTTCAAGGTCTAGGCCGAATGTAGCCACAGCGTCCGCAAGGCTGTAGGTGGCTGTGAGATCGGCTTGCAGAACCTTGGTCGCAAAGACGCCTGTGTCACGCTGCTTAGTGTTGCAGCCTGTCGGGAGACGGCCATATCGAACAATGTTGTTACCGCTAGCATCTGCGCCGATCAGGTTAGCCGCTGCCATGCGCTGCAAGACTAGATCAATCAGGCCTTGGTCGCGGGCATCCGGATCATCGCGGTCGATCAGTACGCCAACCTGATAGTTGCCGGGGGACGTCTCGATTGTGTAGGACGGGTTGCCAAACAATTCGTCAGGCTGTGCGTCATCTGCCAGCAGGACGCAAAGGCGAACAAACGTGTCTTTAGATCGACGGCGCTTGTCCGCCGCCATGATAGACACGCAAAAGAAATTGTTGTCACTGACCCGCTTGTCGATCAGGTTTTTCTGACCTGGCGATCCGGTCCAAGCATTGCCGCCCCAGACAGTCGGTTCCGACTTATTGGGGTCAGAGGCAAAACTCGTGGTCCAGCCGTAATTGTCCTGTATCGCGCCATAGACGGCGCGAAGGAAATCTGAATTATCCATTGTGTGCCTTAAGGGCGGGGGTGGCCGGACAAATCGTACACGTCTAAGGCGGGGCAAAGGGCCAAGATATTATCCCAATGCCTTTGAGGAATAACGCCGCCGGTCCCGCCCTGCTCGACGGGGGTTATCCAGCGGCTGACAGCCGATTGCGTAAGACCCAGCAATGAGGCCGTATGGGTTACGTCCCCAATTGTCGTAACGACACTATATGCCGGTTCGCACCGATATTTAATTTTGGCCATGACATCCTCTTCTATGTGCGGAAATGCTGGCACAAAATAAAATAACAAGCAATCCACATTATTTGATAAAATCATATTGCGTTTTCAGATGGCCTGATATTAGATGGTCGAACTTCAACGGAGCAAACCAAATGACCAACGATGATAACCTACAAGCCTTGGCAATGTTCTGGCTCGCAGCCAAGGGCGAGGAACTGGCGGCAAACCAACGCCGCCTAGATATCGAAGACCAGATCGTTCAGGCCATCAAGCCAAACAAGGACGGCAAGTCCACCTTCAAGCTGGACGGCGGACTGAAGATTTGCATTACCCTCAAGACCAATTTCAAGGCCGACGATATGGCCGCGCTTGAGGTTTTGACCGCAGAGTGGCCTGAGAATTTCCAGCCTGTGCGGATCAAGAAAGAACTCAACGAGACGAAGCTAAAGGATCTGCGGGAATACCGCGCAGACCTTTGGAAGGGCCTTGCCAAACACATCACGTCAAAGGCCGCGAAGCCTTACGTGCAAATCGAATCTGGGGAGGACAAGTAAATGGATTATCACAAATACGGCCCCAAAGGTCACATCATTGACGCCTTCAACGCGCATCTTCAGGCTATGAACCGGGATGATTGGGAAAAAATTTTTAACGGATACCTTTGTTCCGATGACGCCTATGTGAAACACGCGGCGGGAATGGCCGGGGGCGTCGCAAGAATAGCAACAGGCAGTATGAATTGGTTTCACGCGGCGGATGAGGCAAGAGAAATCACACAAGACGCCGTGGTTAAAGGCGAAACGGATATTGCGGGGAGAGCCGTTGTAGGATTTGCAATGTATGCCGTTGACGAAATATTGGCGTCCGACTTATTTCGCAGCCGAAACCAGCCCTTCTATTTTTTACCCATGTTCGGCTTTGCCGATGAGCGGGCTATTATTGAACAGGAGCTAATGAATGGCCTTTGATCTCAAGAGCATCAGCCGCAACGACAACACCGCGCCGCCGCGCCTCATGGTCTACGGCGTCGAGGGTATCGGCAAGTCCACCTTCGCCGCTGGCGCACCAGACCCAATCTTTATCCTCACAGAGGATGGTTTAGGATCTTTGGACGTCGAGCATTTTCCGATTGCTCATTCACTGGATAACGTGATGGACGCCATTGGCTCGCTGTACGCTGAAGACCATCCCTACAAAACGGTGGTGCTTGACAGCTTGGATTGGCTGGAAGCCATCATCCACCGTGAGATGGAAGCCAAGCACGACGCCAAAGACCTTGCCTACGGCAAAGGCGCAATGATCGCAGCCCAACAATGGCGCGACGTTCTGGACGGGCTTAACGCCCTGCGGAACGATAAGCAGATGACTGTGATACTTTTGGCACACAACACAATTAAACGGTTCGACAGTCCTGAAGTCGAGCCGTTTGACCGCTACCAGCCCAAGCTGCAAGAGCGCAGCAACGCGGTGGTGCGGGAATGGGCGGACGCCGTTATGTTCGCCAACTACAAGACCATCGTCAAAAAGGACGACGTTGGTTTTAACAAGACCGTGGCCAGAGGGATCTCATCCGGTGAGCGTATGCTGTTCACCACCGAGCGCCCTGCCTACATGGCCAAGAACCGCTACAATCTGCCCGACAGCATTCCGCTGACTTGGGACGCCTTTGCAAACGCAATCAAATAGGAACTGAAAACATGGCTACCATCGACTTTGACGTTTCGTCATACGAAGCCCCTAAGAGCAACTTTGACCCTCTGCCACGCGGCGAATATCTTGCCATCGTGACCGAGAACCAGATGAAGGCTACCAAGTCCGGCACTGGGGAATATCTCGAACTGGTCATCCAGATCGTGGACGGTGAGTTTTCCGGTCGCAAGATCTGGGAACGCCTGAACATCCACAATGCCAACGAGGTCGCGGAGACTATCGCCCGCGCCGCTCTGAAGTCCATCAGCCAGGCTTGCGGCATTGAGGCCCTGTCCGATACGGACATGCTGAATGATACGCCGTTCACCATCGTCTTGGACATCGACCGCAAAGACCCGACACGCAACCGCGTTATGGGCTACAAGGCCGCAGGAGCCGCGTCAGCGCCTGTTGCGCGTCCTGCGGCTACCAAGGCAGCGCCAGCCGCTGCCAAGCCTTGGGAGCGTAAGTAAGTGACCAAGCCCGATCAGTTGACGAGCCAAGCCATAACGGCATGGTACGAGGCCAAACCACAAGACTTCCGCGACCATCTCGGCGCGTCCCTGATCGGGCATTCTTGCAACAGGTATTTATGGCTCACCTTCCGGTGGGCCGTAATGCCCAAGTTTGAAGGGCGCATGTTGCGCCTGTTCAATACCGGCAATCGTGAGGAGATCCGCATTGCCGAAGAACTGCGCGGCATAGGCGTAGAGCTTTATACGGATGAGGGCGGCAAGCAGATCAGTGTGCGTGACGAATCTGGCCACTTTGGCGGTTCGGTTGACGGCATTGGCAAGAACTTCCCCGAATATCCAGAGGACTGGATGGTCCTTGAGTGCAAGACCATGAACGATAAGACGTTCAGCAAACTTAAGGATTGGTCCGTCGAGAGCCAGAAGCCCCAGCACTACGCGCAGATGCAGACCTATATGGGTTTCCTTGGCTTGCCCTATTCCATGTACATGGCCGTCAATAAGAACACAGACGCCGTGTACACTGAGGTGGTGCCATACCATGAGCCTGCGTTTAGATCGCTGCTAGAGCGGGCCAACACCATCGTCAACGCCAAGCAAGCCCCGCTGAAACTGAGCGATGACCCGTCATATTGGGAATGCAAATTCTGCGATATGTATGACCTGTGCCACCAAGAGGCCGTTGCCGAGGTCAACTGCCGAACATGCGCTCACTCAACGCCCGTGGCTGACGGCAAGTGGCGCTGCGAACTGGCAGACAAATTCCTTACTTCTGCGGCGCAGCGCAAGGGCTGTGACCAGCATCTGCTCATACCGGATTTCGTACCCAATGCTGACCCGATTGACGCTGGCGTCAACTTCATTGAGTACAAGCACCGCGAGACCGGCGAGACGTTCATACACGGCGCAAAGGCTATGCCGCCTAAGCAAAGCCTAGCCCAACGTAAACAGGCCATGAAAGGCCAAGGGTCTAACAATGGAGTACCGTTCGATGACACTTGCCCATTTTAGGCCCATCATAGGAATTGACCCCGGCCTTGGCGGCGCTCTGGCGCTCTTGCACGACGGGGAGCTAGAGATCCACGATATGCCGACGATCCAGGACGGCACCAAGCGGCGGGTAGATCACGCCCAATTGGCAGTCATCTTGGATATATGGGCCAAATGGCAGGGCGTCACTTGCGTCATAGAGAAGGTGGCGTCCATGCCGGGGAACGGCCATGCCGGCGCATTTACCTTTGGCCGCGCTGCTGGTGTGGTTATCGGTGCCGTCGCCGCTAACTTCATCCCCATCGTGGAAGTGACGCCGCAAGTATGGAAGCGTAAGACGCAGACGCCGACCGACAAGGACGGGGCCAGGCTGCGAGCCTCGGAGCTATTCCCGCGCTATGCGGGGCAGTGGGCTAGGGTAAAGGACGATGGGCGGGCCGAAGCCGCGCTCATTGCCTATTACGGTCGAGAGCACGCCTAGCGCGGCCAAGCCTTCACGGTCAGCCTGTGGCGCGTGGCACAGTCTTCATAGGCGCTAAGCACGCCGACCTCCCACTCTAGGCGAGCAGGATCAATGGCTGGTTGCGGCGGGAGCGGCAGACTTGGGCACGGCGAGGCTAGGTTCGCCGGTAGCGACATTGGCGTCACGGACACCGTTGACGAGCAGGCCGTACATAGGGTCAGGCAGAGCGCACTCAGCAGGAACAGCGGGAGCATCGCGGTAAAATTCCTTGATGGTGTTGGTACGCTGGACATTGACACTGGAAACACGCCTGCGCTCCTCTTCATATTGCGCTGATATAACGTCGATCTTGCCTTGCATGACCACACGCCGCTCTTCTGCGGCCTTGTAGGCTTTGGCCGCAGCAGACTTGGCCGCGCCGTCTCGGATGGCGTAGCCGGTAACACCGCCGACAACCAAGCCGACGACCACAGCAATGGTGATGATCGGGTTGTTCATTTGCGAATATCCCCGTCAGGGACAAAGGCCGCGATTGCCCCAACCGCCATAGAGACGTAGGACCAAGGCGCGACTAGGGCAGAGGCTGCGGCGACGCTGGTGCCGATCAGCAACCAGGTTGAGCGTTCGCTAAGGCGGGCTTTGATGAAACTAAGCATCTTTCGGCGGGTCCGGATAGGTGGCTGACGGGAGTTGGATGTGCGGAGCGTCCTTGAAGGACTTCCAGTCGTAGCCAAACTCGGCTTTGACGCTGACGTCCTTAGCGGCCTGCTTGAAGGCCGCGATCAGCCGATCATACAAAGGCCAATCCCAGCGGATAGAACCCGCCACGAGCGGCGCTACGTCCACGGCGAAGCCATGTATGTGGCGGGACTTCATAGTCTTAGACGCGCCCGAAGCAAATAGCTCCTGCTGGCGCTTGATCGTGCGAAGGCCCTCGATGACCGTGAAGTCCAACGGCGAGATCTCAAGCGCCCGCATGACGACCTTGACCAGATCGGGATGGACGCCGGTTAGGTTGAGGCTTGAGCGTTGGCTAAGGTGATAGGTCATCAGTTCATCTTCAGCACGATGCCGAGAAGAAGCATGATGATGGTCCCAGCGATAACCACACCGATCCCTTCGATCCGTTTCAACCTGGCGCAAATGCCATCGTAGCGCAGAGCGCAAACTGCTTCGTGCGTGTCCAATCTAGCACCTGGGTCTTTCTCTTCGGCCATAAAACGTACTCACTTAGCTAAAGCGTTACTGGGAGAATTAAGATTAGCCACGCCCCGCGTTGCAAAGCGAGCCATTGCGTTTGATGATGGAACCGCTGCGCGTTGACCGCCGCGCATTAGCGCAGCGACGCGGGCGGCATTGAATGCGGCCAACTTGTTGGCGGCGGCTTTTGAGGCTAGCGTTGTCGCCGCGCCAAGCACCGCAGGCACGCCGCCGCCCGCTGCGCCACCAGCAAGATACGCTGCCGACTTTATCGCGCCGGGGATGTTGGCTCCAGGCGCAAAGGAGCCGATAAATTGAAGCGCATCCACGCCGCCTTTGCCTTTGGCGACATCTTCAATGATTTTGCGTTCTGCGTCATCGAACCCGCGCATACGGGTTTTGCTTTTGGCCAAGGTTCTAAATTCGCCTTGAAGCGCGGTTGCGGGGTCGGACTTAGACAAGTCGGCACGCTTAATAAGGTCTTCTATGACGTCGCTCTTGCTCATTTGAGACCAGAGTTTGCGAGCCTCATTGATGGCCGGTATCGCAACGTCAAAGTTTCCTGAAACAACATTTTTGTTGTCAGAAACAAAATCATCTAATTTGTTTTTTACGGTGTTGATCAAGCGTAATTCACCCGCGTCTGAGCTAGGCTTGGACGCTGCCTGATTAACCACTAAACGAAGCGTGGCCAAATCTTTGAACGACTTAATCGGCTTCTCAATGTCAGACACTAACCGCTTTACAGCCGCCGAAGTGTTGGGGTGCAGATCAATGTCGAAACCCTTGTCACGCAAAGTGCTTTGAACGTCATCTACAAAACCGCTGTAGGCCGCAGGCGAGAACACAACGCCAGCGTCTTCGGCCTTCTTGTACGCGGTCTGCGCTAAAGCCTTTAGCTCGTCACCCGTCTTGGCAATAATCGGTGCGGTCTTTTCGGCTAGCAAGCCTAAGCCCTTACCAACGACTTGACCGCCAACGGTGCCCAAAGCATTGACGCCAACGTCCTGCGCTACTGTTTTTGCTGTGGCAAGCGGAGACGCTGGTTTCTTGGGTGCTAGTGCGTTCTTAGTCAGGTCGTAAAGTTGACCGCCAATGCCCGCGCCCAAACCCACCCCAACGGCTTCAGTAGCGATGCCGCCCAAGCCTGCCGTGGGCACGGACGCAGCCAAAGCGGCAGGGGCCGCGATAACGCCGCCAAGAACGCCGCCGCCAAGCGTAGCCAATTCGCGGCAACGCGGGCCGGATATGTAATCCACCACGGCGTTGCGTCGAGCGGGAGCTTCGTTTGGCTCAGTTTCGGGCGCAGCAACGGGTTCTTCCATTGCCGTCATTTCTTCTTGACGCTTAAGCCTGTAAGCTTCGCCTATCTTATTAAATTCGGGCGTGCCTTCTTTGTCTTTGTTTTTGACAATCCATTCGGCGTATTGCGCGGCAGTTGCCATGCCTATTTCCTTCCGCGATTAAGGATGGCGTCGGCTTCATCGTAAAGTTTTGCATTGGGCGACGCCGTAGCAGCCGCCGCAGGCGTTGCAGCCCTAGCTTTTAAAACGGTTTCGTACCAAGCGTTATAATGTTGCTCAATTTTTTCAATTGATTTTTTAAGCTCACGCTCTGACAAGCCTTGATCCAAACTGGCAACGGTTGACTCCAAACGCGCAAGTTCTTTTACTGCAACTTGGCCAAGCGCACCACCTGTAGGCGACGCTTCACGCATTTTTTGAAGCTCGTCAAAACCAAGGTTTGCTTTGAGGGTGTCCAGTTTTCCGGATAAATCCCTAGCTTTTGTGCCGCCAACGCGGGACGCAACTTCGCCAATAACGCCAGTTGTAGTAGCGCCAACTAAAGCTTTAGCCTCTGCTAGTGTTCCGCGAATACGCGAAATTTTGCTGTCTTGCGCTGCGGCGACCATAGCAGGATTAGGCGGAGCCTTACCAGGCCTGCCAGCCGCAGCGGGCGCACCAGCCGCCGCCGGGCGTGCGCCGCCGCCGCCCGTAGCAGCCCTAGCGGGAGCAGCGGGGCGGGCAGCGCGGTTAGCGTCCATACGCTGACCGATCATGCCTTGAACTTCAAGTTGGGTGTCGCGGTTGGCTTGGGCGTTTACCGCGTCTTGAGCGCCCTTTAGACCAAGTTGCGCTTTTTGAAGAAGGTCTGCAAATGCAGCGGGGTCGTTTGCTGCTGCGGCAATCTGAGCGCGGGATTGTTCGGGCGTGACGCCAATGCGGTCGAAATATTCTTGTAGCGTCGGATCGCTATGATTCTGCTCATGCCACTGCATAAACTGTTCAGGCGTTCGCACACCCTCAAGCCGGAACCGGGCGTTGTCCATCGCGGAGCTTACGTTGGCGTTAAAATCTTTGGTTATGTTTTGGCGCTTACCTTGCGCTTCCAAATCGGCGTTTTGCATACCAAGGATTTTACCACCCAAGCCAAGCTGCGCCGCGCCCTCCATCACTCGGCGCATATCAACCCTTCCGGTCTTGGCGTCGTATGATTGGGCATACAACTTGTTCACCGCTTGATCTTCTAGCGCTGTCCGTTTCGCCAAAGCGTTTTGGCTTTCTGCGTTTCGCATAGCCAAGGCATTGGACTGCACTTGCTGACGACGCACTTGCGTTTCCAGCGGATCGTTTAGCTGAATGGGCTTAAACGCAAGGGCGATATTGGGGTCAAGAGCCATGTGTAGCTACCTACTAAAACGGTGTTTTCGCCGCTATGGCGTTCCATGAATTGGTAAGGCTAGGGTTGGTCGGGCCATAGTTGCCGCCGTACATACTGGTGTACTGGTTGATGCCCGTACCCAAGGCGCTTGTAAGAGCATTAGCCGAACCAACATAGCCCGACGCACGGGCGTTACCCGCGCCTAGCGCGTTTTCGGCTAGATTTGTGCCTAACGTACCGGCGGCGGTGGTCAGTGTGTTGGCCCCCGTCTGCCCTGCGCCCATGAGGCTTTGCAGAGGATTGAGTTGGTTGGCGCGGTTGGTTTGGTAGCGGTTGAACGCATTCATGTATTCTTGGCTACCCATGTCCTGACCGTAGCGCTGCGCGGCCTTCATAGCCCCGCCGGAAAGAAGGCCACCACGAGCAGCGGCTGTGCGGTCAAGAGCCTTGTTGCCTTCGGCCAAACGAAAGGCATAGCCCGGGTCTGTCGTAAAATCATTCATGGTAAAATCACCGGCATACTTGCCGTAGCCTGCGTCGCCGGGGGCGCCAGATAGACCTAAGTAGCCCAGCAACTTGTTCTGGGCAGTGAGGCCAGCCTCACGAAACGGCGCTTGCAGTTCAACCTGCTTGTTGAACATTTCACGCTGTAGCGCGGCGGACTGATCAGCGGCTTGCGTCTGTGCTTTTGCGGCCTTGCTGGCCGCAGACATGCCTACAGCGCCGCTGACGAGAGACGAACCAATAATGGCGGCGGCTACAAAAGTCATGAAAGCACCTCGACAGGCTGGATCTTCAGCTTGTTGCTATGTCCAAACATAGCATCTGGATCAATTTCTACCAATTCGTTTTCTGCGTCGTCTACGGTGGCGGCGTCCGTGCAGTGGAAGGTGACGCACAGGGCGTCTGTGACCGCGTAGACGGCCCTCTTTGTGCCGGGCTTACTACAGATCAACCGAGGCCCTGTGACCTCCTGTGCGCCGTCGTCCGTCGTGATCAGGACCGTACCGTGGACCACATAGTAGAAGTGTTCCTTCTTGTGGACCTTACCGACGATCAGCGCCCCCGCCACGCGAAATACCTCACGGCAGTACATCCCGCCGTGGAACGTGTGTGTCGTCTCAGGCTCGTACTGCTCGAACTTGGAAATGGCTTTCTGGAGCGCATCGACCTTGCCGCGCATGTTGCGCGGGTTTGGTACGGTGAACTCGTATTGAGCCACGTCCACTAGCTAATCTCCCGCCCGCTGGCGCGGATGTTGATGGCCGAGGCCGTACCGGCCAACGTCGAGATGAACCCGCCCGCCTCTAGGGCCGCACCGACAATCTCAGGGAAGGTGTAGGACTCCCCGGCCTGAAGCGTCTTGGTCTTGACGATCAGGTTGTCGCTACCCGCCGCGCTTGCGCCCGTGACCAAGTTGACGCTGATCGTGGCCGCAGCGGCGCTGTAGTTCGTGGCGGTCATCTTGTCGATGATCGCCGTGACGCCCGTCGCGGTGTACTGCGTGGTTTGGACGGCCTCCGCAATCTTGGCCGGAACTAGGACTTTTACGTTGACGGTCATGCTGGCTCCTACGCGATGACTTCTTCGGCCTGAACCAGAAACGATCCGCTTGGCAGATCGTAAGCTGAGGCGCTGAAGTTGAACAGGCGAACAGTGGCGGTGTTAGCTGCGGTGTAGCGAGTAGTCATCATCATAGGTTCCGTCGTAACACCGATAAAATTAGACGATAGAAGCCAGTTGCCCGTATCCAAGCCAGGAACCGTGACAGGATAGTCAGCCGCACCGGCTGCGGCGATGCTGGCGGGGTTGACGGCAGAACGTCCTTCAATGCGGCGTCCGCGAAAGTAGGTGACCGTGGCATTTTCCTTAATGTAAGGTGCCACACGATTACCAAAGCAGTCATTATCAACAAACTTCAAACCAACCAGTGGGGTGACCAAACCATTGGCCGCGCCTATGCCGTAGCCCTGCGTTCCGGATGCGCCGTTCTGATCAAACGAACGGTTATTCGAAATTAACGAATAGCTGCCGTTATATGTGGCGTTGCCTTCCGGGACCAAAATCCCCCGCGTTGCATACTGATTAGGGTTTCCGGTCAAAGTCGCAAAGTACTGACCGTTGTCAAAAACGATGTTACCGGAACAAATCCCGCCTTGCGATCCAAAGCTAATCCCGCTGGCCGCATTAAAGAAGCAGACGTTATCCAAGCATTCTTCGTAAGCGCCCCACAATTCAAACGCGCTGTTGACGGTGTTGTCCGTGTCAGGGCCAATGTAAGTGTTGGTGTATGGTGCGCCCGCAATTGTGCAGTAGCCAACACGACTAATCACATTGTTAGAGTAGACGTTTCTTGCTACGCCGCTAACTTGTTCGGACACAAAGGCCGCGCCGTAAATTACGTTTCGGGCCACATTTCCAAAGATGTTGGAGCTTTTTAGCGTAAAATTACATCCGCCGTTTTCAATGTAATTGTGGCTGATCTCGACGCCCTCGCCAACGATAGGGGTTGGTCCACCCGCGCCCGCGTAGGTAATCGCCACAACTTGAGCGCCGCCATAGTTAGCCGGAGCAAACGACCCCGGCACCGCAGGAAACGATGCAGTGACCGGACCGATATAACCGCGCCCGTTGGTGGAAAACAGAATTGAACTGGCGATAACCGCGCCCGACCCGTTGGTGCTGTATGTAAACGCCGCCTGAACGCCGCCGGGGCCAGCGGGGGCCGAAATGGTGCCAACCAAGCCGGTAGTGTTTAGGGGGCCTCCAGACCCCGCCAGAAAGCCTGCGGTCGCCGCCGTATCAATCCATGCACCAACCAATTGGTCCATCAAGATCGAGTTGCCGCGAATCACTGCGTAATTCATCGAATTACAGGCAATGGCAAATTGGTCGGTATTAATAAAATTGTTGTTCTCAATCCGCGCCCGTTCGCAGCCGTAATAGTTAATCAGACCGTTCTTGGTGCCAACCAGCGACCCGCCGTCAATCGTAAGGTTCTCGACCACAATATCGTTTGCATAGGTGGCGTTGATCATACCGGTGCCAGCAAGCGGTGAGCGCAGTTTTAAAATTGACGTTGCGCGGTTCTCACCGATCAATTGTTTACCGGCAGTCAGCGTAACAGGGTCAATCATAAAGGTCCCCGCCGGAACAATGATCGCGCCCGTCGAGTTGGTGATTGCCCGTTGCACCGCAAGCGTGTCGTCAGCAACGCCATCACCGACAGCGCCGTAATCCTTAATGTTGACGATCTGGCGCAGTTTTGCCCCGACCGTAGTTGTCGTGGCGGAAACTCCGGTGCCTTTGTGGCCGATCAGATCAGAGCCATTACTGGCCGCGTACACCACGCCCACCGCAGTGACGGAGGCAGCGACAATAGATGCCGTGCTGTCGGGGAAGGGGCCAAGGCTAATGTTGTCTACGGTCCAGATCTCAACGTCGTCTGACGTGGTGAGTTTGAACTTATAGGATTGCGTACCCAACCAGATGGAGGCCTCGCCGCGAGAGTCCAAGATAACCGGGTTGGGGTTGTTGGTTATGCCAGCGCTATCGGCAAAGGTCGCAAGCGGCGTGGTCGTGCCCGCGTCGTAGGTGTAAATCTTTCCGCCGGCAAGCGGTACGCCCGCAGTGCTGAAGAACTGGAGCTTAGGTTCTGGAGTAAGATAAGCAACCATTTGAAGACCCTTATGCGGAGATGTTGCTGGTAACGGTAAGGATGGCAGACGGAATAGCCGGAACAGGCGCAGTAGCTGCGACAGCAACGATTTGACAGCCCGTATCATCCGTTGACCATACCAATTCGAAATAGTCGCCTGCGTTCATGTTTAGCACAAAGTTTGACGTGGCGACAGATGCTGCGCTAGTGCCTGCAAGCGTAACCTGTCTTGCGCTGTTGGCGATGTCCGCACCGTTTAGGCGAAGCCAAACCCAGACACTCTTTGCCGCCGCTGTTGTCTTGTTTAGTTGCAGCGAAAACTCAACATTGTAGATTGCTGGCCGGTCCACATAGATGCGCGATGTTGGAGTTCCGCGAGTTGCGCCAACAGAGGCATCTGTAAAGCCAAAGGTAATTGGGTAGGCCGTGTTAATTGCCGCAGCGGTTTGGGTCGTGCTGTCATGAAAC